ACTGCGGTCTTGATGATGGTACTGGATTGGCCGCCGGTCACAAATTCGTGTTTACTCTTCAGCACAGCTATGACGGTGATAATTACGCCAATGTTGAGACGAAGGATGTTCTTGGGGTAGAGGTTACCTCCGGCGTCGTTCTTACCATCGCCGATACCGATTCGGATAACACTCTTTACAAGATCGGTTATGTAGGCGGAAGACGCTACCTCAAACTGGTTTATACAGTCACCGGTACAGTCTCTATGCCCATGTCCATTGAACTTGTAAAAGGTAACCCTGAGTCCTCCCCGGTATAGCATAATCAGGTTTTAAGTAACTACTCGGTCCGGGGCAACCTCGGACCGGGGTAACCACTGATAAAAAAGGAAATTTCAAATGTCATACATTCCAAAAACATATAGGAAAGACGGGGGCGATACCCACGTTATCGCAGATGGGGGTAAACTCCTTATCGAAAGCGGGGGTGTACTTGAGTTCGATGGAACACAGGTTACCTCTACGCAGGTGCAGGAACTTACCGTGAGTGGAGCTATTCTCGACGGCGTTCAGTCGGTCGAGCTTAACAGTATAGCAGTTGAAATTGTCGCAGCCACCCTTGCCGACGCTTCGGCCCATCAGGGTCTGTTCGTTGTCAAGAACACGAGTGCCTCTGGTACGAAAGCTCACACGGTGACCATTACCACAGGCACCTGGGACGGTACGAACAAGGTAATTACTTTGAACGCACCTAAAGAGTGTATTGCTGTATTTTTCGATAGTGCTGGTAACGGGACCCTTCTTGAAAATGTGGGTGAGGTTGCTCTATCTTAACTTAAACGGGGTCGGCTATGAGAAAATATGAAGAAATAGGCTATATGAAGACAGTTCTTGTAACTGGCCCCACAGGTACGTTTTTAAGCCTTGACGATGTTAAAGAACACCTCCGGGTTGACCACGATGCCTCTGATGGGCTTATCCAGTCTCTCATTTATGCGGCTACGGCTCAGGTGGAGAACATAACAAATAGAAAGATGGTCACTCAAACGTGGAAAGCCTACGCCGACGAATGGCCTACGGCTTTCTTCACCTTACCATATGGGAATTTACAAGCTGTTACGTCCGTGTCTTACACACTTGAAGACGGCACTGTCAACACTTTGGACATATCTCGATACATTGTAGACAGTACCTCCGACCCGGGGAGGCTATTACTGTCCCTTAACCAGGATTGGCCCACCGATACGCTGTATCCCTCTAACCCTATTGAAATTGAGTTTACTTGTGGCTACGGGTCGCACACGATACAGAATATCGAAGCGGTGTCTAATACCTCACCGATTGTGATAACTATTGAAGACCATGGGCATTCGACGGCTGACAGAGTTATCGTATCGGGTGTTACGGGCAACACTAATGCTAACGGCCCTTGGAAGATTACTAAGATATCAGATGATACTTTTAGTCTCAACGCTTCAACGGGAAACGCTGAATATGTTTCCGGGGGAACCGTGGTAAAGATAGACGTACCCGAGCCGATCATGATTGCGTCCATGGTACTGATTGGGGATATGTATGCCCATAGGGAGAGCCGTGTCATCGGTCCCAATTTCAAATACGCCGAAGTCCCAGGGTATATTACTTCAATGATTCAGTCGTATCGACTGTTTAATCGAGGATAAAAATGCAACGGATAGGGAAGCTCGATCAGCCGATAACGATACAAGAACTCACGATCACCTCAGACGGGATGGGTGCGGATGTAGAGGCTTATACGACTTTGGCGAACTCACCAAAATGGGCTGAGTATATACCGGTTAGGGGCATCGAGAGGACAATGTACGGGGATAAAGTTGAGTCACGGATAGAGTTTCGACTTCGTATGAGGCGAGATCCCCGAGTAACTTCTACCTGTCGAGTCTTACATAAAACTAAAATCTACCGGATTGTCGGTAACCCAGAAGACTATCAACGGGAGGACGACATGGTCCTCCGGTGTCAAGAGGTTGTTTAATCCGTTTTGATCAGAGAAAACCCGAGGAAGGTACGTGTATGTCCGAGACGCCGATACTCGAAAAGCTGAGTAAGTTAGAAAACCGGTACACTAAGACTGAGAGTAAACTGGATAAGATAGAAAACCAGTACGCTAAGACTGAGGGTAAACTGGATAAGATAGATTCGACTATCTCCGTTATTGCTGTTCAAACAGAAAGGTTAGACGCGATGTCGGTTCAAGTGCAGGTCCTCTGGAATAAATACGACGATGCGTTCAAGCCTGACGGTGTTGTTAGCAAGATACAGAGGCACCAAGCGGGGTGCCCTAAAGACGCGGTTAAAGAATCCCTTGACAGGATGTGGGTGGTGATAGGTTTAATGGCGACAGCAGTAACCGGGTGCCTTTTAAAAGCTTTTGGGGGTTTTTAATGGTTGAAATGAAGGCTGGTGCGAGGATCTCCATTGACACGACAGGGTTTACAAAAGAACTACGTGAACACCTTAACGACCAAGCCATGAAGATTGCGGATAAGATAAAAGCAGACGCAAAAGTTACTTCGGCATTTGTTGATAAAACCGGAAGGCTGAGAAAATCCATCAAGAGGAAGAAGAGTAAGTTCATAGACGGGGGTTATATGGTTAAAGCCGGTGGTAAAGGGGCGATGCAGGCATGGTTGGTAGAGCACGGGCACGGTGGGCCAAGGCCAGCAAGACATCATCCTTTCCTTAAACCCGCACTTGATAAAAACGTATCCGAAGCCATAAGAGTTTTTAACGAAGGTATGAAATAATGCAAAATATTTTGACAGGTATATATGGACGTTATAACGCAGACGCTACGTTAAAAGATTCTCTACCTGGAAAGATGCACTTAGAGTTAGCCCCCTCTGGTGTAAAACTTGCATATGCGACCTATTTTATGGTAAGTAGTTATGTAGACTACTGGCTCGGGAACAGAAAATTTGAGGTTGCAACAATCCAGTTTGACATTTACGCCGGGACGAACGCTTCACGGTTAACGGCTTACCAAGCTTTAGTGGACCTTTTTGACGACTCAAAGCCGGTAGCAACTGGGTACGAGACTGTTTTAATGGAGAGGAAGAACCAGCAGTTTGTCAGAGACGGTGACCAGAATCAACTTCATCGAGCCGTAGTAACATATGAGTGCAGATATCTAAAATCTTAAAAGAAAGGAAAGAGTTTGAAAATCAACCTTGGGTGCGGACATCGAAAAATAGAAGACTACGTAAACATTGACGCACAGGAAAGGGTTAACCCGGACCTGGTTTGTGATGTTTTAGGAGGTCTTCCTTACGAAGATAACTCAATTGACGAGGTGAGAGCCTTTGACTTTTTAGAGCATATACCACTTGGTAAAACTATCGGAGTTATTGAAGAGATTTGGCGTGTATTGAAACCAGAAGGTGTGTTGGAGCACCTAACACCTTCGACGGACGGGAGGGGGGCCTTCTGTGACCCAACACATGTGTCATTTTGGAACCTTCTATCCTGGCAGTATTACACAGATGACGCACATCGTGACCTTTATGGGATAAGACCAAAATTCAGGATAAGTGAACTAAGAGATGTTTTAACAGGTGAACAAGTTGTTCATACATACGGGAGGTTACATGCTGTCAAATAAGATAAGTGTCATAATTCCCGTAGTCCGAATCACCTCTGCGGAACGGTGTGTCCGTTCAATCAAAAAACACTTGCCCGGGGCTGAGATAGTTTCGGCGGTTGATGTTGATAGGATCGGGTGTCCGGCCATGGTTAACATCCTCACGAAAGACGCTACTCGTGATTGGGTGCTTTTCCTCGGAGATGACACTGAGGTTGAAGAAGGTTTTGAGCAAGCATTAACAGAAACTCTTGCAACAGTAGACGAAAACTGGTTTGGGGTAGTCGGTGTTTGGACAGAGCCCGGGAACGACCAGGGGCATTGGATGGCCCATAAGAAAATGCTCGACCTTTTACCAGACGGACAATTTTTTAACGAAGCCTACGAACATTGCTTTTGTGAAGAAGAGTTAAGGGACATTGCTACTGAAACGGGACGAAGGCTCGTAGCAAAGGGGGCTAAGTTACGGCACCATCATCCTGTAAATGATGGGTATGAAGCATCTGATGAGTTTTACAAAGACGCTTATAGTGCGGGAAAGTGGGGTAGAGATAAGAATACCTACATCCAACGTAAACGAGAGCGGCTTGGAGGCGTTGCTATCGGGTTTCCTTTAGTAGATGCCCAAGTGCCGGTTCAGTTCTTTACGAGCTATGCTTGTATGGATAAACCTGATGCGTACTCCCTTTTGGTCCCGCAGTTTCCTCACGGGCCTTTTAGCGGAAGTCTGGCTGATGCCAGGAATAGTTTAGTCGAACAGGCACAGATGACCGGAGCTAAGTACCTACTGATGCTTGATACTGATCAAGTGTACCCTGTGGACACTCTTACTAAGTTACTTTCTCATAAAGTTGATGTCTGTGGGGTACGGGTGCATCGACGATGGATGCCGTTTGATCCGATCTTTTTAAGAGGAGAAATTGGCAAATATGAAAGCGTTTCCGAAGAAGAAGCCTATTCAGGTGATTTAATCGAGATAGACGCTACCGGGACAGGTTGCCTCTTGTTCGACATGAAAGTGTTTGACAAGATAGAAAAACCCTGGTTTGCCTTTGACCAAGTGGACGGTAAACCCATTGGGGAGGACATATATTTTTGCAGCAAAGCGAGGAAGGCGGGTCTTCGCATTTTTGTTGATACGTCAATAGAGGTAGGGCATTTAACTACTGTTGAAGTTAATCGATTTTTGCACCAAGTTTGTAAACACATAAAGCCTAAATTGAATTAGGTTAGGAGAAGTAAAATGGCAGTAATAGTAGGTAAAGACGGAAAGGTAACCCTTGGAACGACATCGGTCGTTGGTATGGGTACGTGGACATTGGACGGCGTTTCTGTAGAAGAGTTTGACGCTTCTGCTTTCGGAGACACCTGGAAACAGTTCGAGTATGGTATGAAGGACGGTGGTTCGGTTTCCTTTAACGGTCATTATACCCCTACGGACACCACGGGGCAGGTAGCCCTTCAGATGGCGAACCTTCACAACTCACACCTCACAAATCTGAGGCTTTACATCAACAACACTAGCTACTTTGAGCCCTGCCAGACGGCAGGTTGGTTTGACCCAGATCATACAACAGGGATGCCGACGAAGGTAAGTTCAGTAACGATTACAACGTTCAACATCGGTATGGATAAGTCTGGCCTTGGTACAACTTCCTTCACAGCTAAAGTATCCGGCGTGATGGTGAGAGCAGTCTAAGAACAACTCTTTTTGGGGAGGGGATGTGCCTCTCCCCATAATTCACTTTGTAAAA